CTATTTTTAGACCGAAAAGGTTTTAGAAAAAGAATTGATATTTATATAAGACAGAATATAAACCTTTTATAACATGGCAGAAACTATTATCTCTCCAGGAGTCTTTACAAGAGAAAATGACATCTCTTTTATTCAACCTGCAGCCGTAGAAGCCGGTGCAGCTTTTGTTGGTCCAACAGTAAAAGGACCAGTTGAGATTCCTACCGTAATTACTTCGTACGGTGAGTATGTAAGAAAATTCGGAGAAACTTTTGAATCAGGTTCCACTAAGCAGGAATACCTAACGTCTTTAGCAGTTAAATCTTATTTCCAGCAAGGAGGAAATACAGCATTGATTACCCGTGTTGTATCTGGTTCTTCAAACTGGACAGCTGCTTCTAACACAACTATTACAAACACAACAGTATCTACAGGAGCTAATATAGCTACTGGTTCAGGTACATTAGCCGCTGCTTTCGTAGACGGACAAGAAGCAAGGTTAACAAATACAGATGGTACTGTTTATAGATTTATCGGTTCAGGTAATCCTATTCCTGATGATGATACTGATGGGTATGTTTATTTCTTTACTACAGGTTCTGATGCTACTGGTACTGCTGAAAGTTTAAGAAATGAAATCAACGGAGCAGTTGCTCTTCAAAGCATTGTATCAGCTTCATCAAATGGAGCAGAGCTTCAATTAACTGGTTCTTCTGCCGGAACTAGCTTTAATGGTATTACTTTTGTAACAAGTTCTGCAACAAATGCAAGTATCTTCCAAGCCTCATTTATTACTACAGCAGGAGGAACAAATTCTACTACTCAAACAACTAATCCATTCACCATTGAAACATTAGGTAAAGGAGAATTGTTTAATACTTCAACAGGTGCATCTGATGCTGGCTCACAAAACAGTGATAGCTCATTAGTATCTGGTTCAGTAGATAATCTGAGATACGAAATTTCAAATGTAAATAAGTCTAAAGGTACTTTCTCACTTTCTGTCCGTAGAGGAGATGATAACCTAAAGAGTAAGATTGTTTTAGAAACATTTAATAATCTATCTTTAGATCCTAACTCTGATAGCTACATTGCAAGTGTAATTGGAGATCAAGTACTTACTAAAGCTACTGATTCCTCAGGAGTTGTATATTTACAGACTACAGGATCATACGTAAATAAATCTAACTATATTAGAGTATCTGCAGTAAATACCCCTACACTTAACTACTTAGGAACAGATGGACTTACTATAGGTAGTGATTCAAGTGGTGTATTATATTCTGCTTCACTTCCAATCGCACAGTCTGGTTCATTCCACGGAGCAGTAGGAAGTAATGTTCAAGCAGGAGCAGCATATTTTGGAAGCATTACTGATGCAGCTACAGATGCTCAAGGATTAGTCGATGCTGACTATACAGATGCTATAACTCTTTTAGAAAATAAAGATGAGTATGCATTCAATATTATTACTGTACCAGGTCTTACTCAGCAAAATAACGGTACTACTATCTCTAAAGTAGTTTCATTAGCAGAAACTCGTGGCGATGCTATCGCAGTAGTAGACCCAGTAGGTTACGGTGATACACTTGCAAATGCAGTATCGGAAGCAGGAGAGATTAATAGCTCTTATGCAGCTGCTTACTGGCCATGGGTACAAGTAGGATCAGCTACAGGTAAGAATGCTTTCGTACCGCCTTCAGTAGTTATTCCAGGCGTGTATGCATTCACAGATGGCGCTTCAGCTCCATGGTTTGCACCTGCAGGACTAGTAAGAGGAGGTATTCCTAACGTAATCCAAGCAGAAAGAAAACTAACTAAAGCCGATCGTGATACTTTATATGATGGAAATGTAAACCCAATTGCTACATTCCCAGGTCAAGGTATTGCAGCATTCGGTCAGAAAACATTGCAGAAAAAGTCTTCTGCACTAGATCGTATTAACGTTCGTAGACTACTTATTGAACGTAAAAAGTTCTTCGGAGATCAAGCTCGTAACTTAGTATTCGAACAAAATACAATCGCAACTCGTAACAGATTCTTATCAATCGTTAATCCATACTTAGAGTCAGTTGTACAGCAACAAGGTCTTTACTCTTTCCGAGTAGTAATGGACGATACTAATAACACATCAGATGTTATTGATAGAAATCAGCTAGTAGGTCAAGTATTTATTCAGCCAGCTAAAACTGCAGAATTTATCGTACTAGACTTTACAGTAGAGCCAACAGGAGCAACTTTTAATGCATAATTTAATAACAAGATATTTATAATAAACAAATAACATGGCAGTATTAGATTCAAGCGAAATCATGTTCAGAGCCTTCGAGCCCAAGGTTCAAAATAGATTTATAGTAAGCATGGCCGATACCGGCATCGAGGGCTTTATGGTAAAGAACGTAAAGGCACCTAACTTCCAGGATAATTCTATTAAACTTGATCACATCAATTCATATAGAAAAATTCGTGGTAAGAGAGAATGGCAAGATATGGATATGGTGCTTTATGATCCAATTACTCCATCTGGAGCACAAGCAGTAATGGAATGGGCTCGTTTATCTTATGAATCAGTAACAGGACGTGCTGGGTATTCAGACTTCTACAAAAAAGATCTTAAGTTACAAGTATTAGGACCTGTAGGTGATGTAGTATCTGAATGGGTTATCAAAGGAGCATTTATTGTAAATGGTGACTTTGGTCAGTTTGACTGGGCTACAGACGAAGTAGTAGACCTTTCACTTACTGTTGCAATGGATTATTGCGTATTGAATTTCTAAAATATTTTTTTACCCCTACCCTCAAT